GGACAGAATAGAAGTGATGCAGCTCTTCCTGAATACGCCAACGTCTAGCGTCTGCCTCGTCAGCATCCTGATTGTCTGGAATATGAATCAGAAGAGGTGTTACTAGCTCTATCATGGTTTGGCCTGGCTGCATGAATACCGCATTTGTTAGTCCAGAACTAGTTGTAGAAACTATTGTTCTGGCTTCATAGAATGTATTCATTTGCTCTTCAAAGCTGCCCAGGGATTCTGGGGCAAGAACCTCATAGCCCAGTGATGCGAAATAGCTTTCTATATCGTCGTGACTATCTATACGGTTATCGTTGTCTGCCCATAGATATGCTGGGGCATCTGGATGAACCCTATTCCCCATATGCTTTCTAGACAAGAATATGTCTCTATATGGAACTACATCAGGATTTCTAATGTAGTCTGAGAAAAACTCAAATACTAGTGATGCATAGTCCTTAGACTGACTAGGCGAATCGGATAGATAGACATTATTAATCTCCAGGATATTATACTGACTTAGATCATAAACCTGATGCCTTATACCCTTAATCTTTAGCGTATCCAAGAAGGAGTCGAATACATACGAATCATAGGGGATAGGATTATTAAGCATTGGATTATGAATGATAAGTTCAATATCTGGATCGGCCTTGAACTGATCTGCTATTCTGCCAACAAAGTCCATATAGAAGTGATAGAATGATACGTGCATAGTGGCTATCAGCTTCTTGCTATCTGAAGCCAGATTCAATACCCGATCTTCATTATTTACAACAACGTGCTCCATCGCATGGCTAGAGCCTAGCTCTATATAGGCGTGACGTGGTAGCCTAATGACCACCTTGTCTTTAAAAAACCTATAATTACTATTTGCACCCTGGTTTACTAATGTGGATACCATAATATTACTCCGAATCCATTGTAAGATTTTGCCATGTCTCGGCCCAATCTTGCTTTGTTCTATGTCTGTTAAATTCTCTAGAGATCTTACCGTTCTCTACATAGATTCCGCCCCAGACTCCCCACTCTTTTTGGGAAATTCCTACAGCGAAACACTGTCTAAGTACTGGACAGTTAGAGCACAAGGTGTCTATCTTAGGTCTTAGCTCTAAGTCTTCCTCGTACTTATCAAAAAATAGGTCTCTATCAAAGTCTAAACATGCTGCGTTTTCTTTCCACTCATGTTTATCCATACTAGCCTACTATATTGTCTGGTATATTCCATCCATCGACATCGGCATCATAACGCTTCTGCAGATACCAGCGATTATTAATCTTTACGCCGTCTTTTGACATGACGCCATTGTTTGTTGGCTGTAGGCTTACTACTGTCCAGCCATCCCAGATCAAAGACTTATTCTTCTTTACAATCTGTTCCATTTGTTCTAGAGACTTGATAATCATCATAGCTCCCTTTGTTTCGTTATTTGAATATAGCAAACACGTTATCTGCTAAGTTTAATACCTATAAACTCCAACTTCAATGTCCTTGGCTTCCGCATAATCTACAAGATCTGATAGCGGCTCCTTCGGCTTGCTGAAGTATGCTAGGTAATCTATTTCGTGGATATTTTGTTTTATCCAGCTTGGTGGAACCTTAACTAACTTAATTCTTATTCCACGTGCCTTTAGGCTACGCTCAGAGATGTTAGAGAATTCCATACCAAACGAGTTAATCTGCATTGGTCCTGCAGAAAAGATCGTGAACTCTTTATCGTCTGGAGCCATGGAAGACATTGCTGTGCCTACAGCCCTTAAAAATATTGTATAGTCATTAAAGGTTTTTGTTCCCTGTATTGCGATTTTCATCATCCACCCCTTCCGTAAGTGCTTCTACGATTAATACCATCTTATTTAATTGTACATCATCCATAGACATTATGTCTACTGGTTTTGCAGTGTCCTTGTCTACGAAACCATCTTCTTCTTCTGCTACGAAGAATGTGTTGTTGGTTATCCAGTAGGCCTTGTTCTCTGCAATGACGACCTTTATAAAAAGACTGTCCAGATACTTAGAAGCCTGAGTCTCCTTGTTGGTCAATAGGGACTCAAGCCTAAGCAGTGGTCGTATTAGACTATGTACATATGACTGGGTATACCCAACCTTCACATGTCGCTGCTTGTTATCTGTCTTATCAAATATCTTCTTACCGATAAAAAATAGTCCTACGCTAACAAGCGATCCAAGTAAATACTCCATAGTTTATTATACTACTTGTGAAGTGCTCTTTGCTTGGCTAGAGCGTCAAAGTCTTTAACCTTGGTGTCCCCCAGATATCCCCAAGCATAGCCCTTCTCAATCATTTCATTATTGATTGAGTTACCAGAGCCATCTAGATATACCCAGCCAAGGATGCGACCATACTTCTCAGATGAATCCATCTTCTCGGTCTTGATCACAACAGTCTTGGCAGCCTTGATTGCCTTCTTAAGGTATTCCTTAGACTCTAGCCCAAGTGCTTTCTCTACCTTGTCAGTAGTGCGTGACTCTGGGGTATCAATACCAGCCAGGCGAACACGAGAACTAAAGCTAATATCAAACCCTAGATCAATTACAACGTCAATGGTGTCTCCATCTACTACGTTGGTTACTTCTTTTACAT